GAACAGAAATCGTAGAACTGTACCACGTCCCTGTAGAAAGGGTAAGAGCAGGAAGACCAAATGAGCTAGGAAAGGTTGATACTTTCTTTATTAGTGCTGATTGGGGAAACACTAGAACGAATAAACCTTACCCTATTGCTGCTTTTAATGTGAACGATAGAACTTCAGGAAGTCAGTTAATTTATTCAGGTTCTTATAGTCCTAATATGGACATCTATCATACACCTGATTATATAGCAGGTTGCAATTGGGCTTTAGTAGACCAAAGAGTTGCAGAGTTTCATTTAAACAATATTGAAAATGGATTTAGTGGGAGCTATTTTATTTCTTTTGCTAATGGTATTCCTACGCAAGAAGAAAGAAGACAAATAGAACAAAGTCTTACTGATAAATTCGTTGGGGCTGCAAATAGCGGTAAATTTATTTTAACATTCTCAGACGATAAGACTAGAACACCTGAAATAACACCTATAAGCGTTTCTGATGCAGACAAGCAATACCTAGCTTTACAAGAGCTTTTAGTTTCAAATATTTGTGCGGCTCACAGAATTACATCTAAAACTTTAATGGGTATTGATACAAATAACGGTTTTTCTAGCAATGCAGACGAACTTATTAATGCAGCTAATTTCTATCAAAATACAGTTGTTAGAGGTTTTCAATTAAATATCTTAAACACGTTACAAACTATATTCTCAGTTAATAATATAGACTTGCCTGTTGAGTTTGTACAATTAAAACCTATTACTGTACAGTTTGACTCTAAGACTATAAGGGAAGTAATGACGATTGACGAAATACGTTCAGACTTAGGACTTGAACCTTTAGAACAAGATGAAGATACAGTTGAGCAAGACGTAAAGCTATCTAAGGCAGGAACGGTAGACGGACAGCCTGTTTTTACTACAATAGAAGAAGCTGAAGCACACGCTAAGACAATAGGTTGTGAAGGGTATCACGAACACGACTTAGAAGGACAGACAGTCTATATGGCTTGTGAAGAACATACTGAAGCAACAGAACTAGAGTCTTTTATTGAAGAATTTGGAGAAGATATTCCTGAAGATTGGGAATTAATAGAAGAAGAAATTGTTGACGGAGAACACCAAGACTTTGACTATGAAGCTGAACTAAATAGTTATAACAAAACAGAATTAGCATCTACAGGAACAGCAAGACCTAACGCTAGAAGTAAGCAAGACGGTACTAATAAATCAGATAATGATTTTTATAAAGTTAGATATGTTTACACTAAAGATAATTTCCTAAGTCAAGAAGGAAGTACAAGGGATTTTTGTAATATTATGATGTCAGCTAAAAAAGTTTACAGAAAAGAAGATATTATACAAATGGGTTCTAGGGCTGTAAATGCAGGATGGGGTCCTCGTGGTGCTGCTACATATTCTATATGGTTATACAAAGGCGGAGGAAATTGCCATCACTTTTGGCTAAGACAAATCTATAAAACATCTTTAAGGGGTGCAAAGAGTAATATCAAGCCAAGTGAAGCAATATCTTATACTAAAGCTTTGTCTGAAGGATTTACAGCCGAAAGAAACGACAAGCTAGTAGCAAGACCACCAAAGAGAATGAAGAATAACGGATTTTTAGAACCAAGATAATTATGGCATACGTATTATTTATATCAGAAGCAAAGCTGAAAGACAGCACAGCAATCAACTTAAATGTAGACCCTGAAATATTGTTACCTTATGTGTTACAAGCTCAGCGTATCTATATAGAAACAAAATTAGGTACTACACTTTACGAAAAATTAGAAAGTTTAATTACAGCAGGTACAATAGGTAATGTAGGAAATGAAGCTTACAAAACTTTAGTAGATGAGTATATTGGCGACTGTTTGCCTTCATGGGCGTTTCACATGTGCATACCTTATTTACGCTTTAAAACGGAAAACGGTAACATCTATTCAAAGACTTCAGAGACAGGTAATGCTTTAAGCACAGAAGAAGCTCAACACCTTAGAGAAGAAGTAAGAAACAATGCTGAATACTTTACTGAAAGAATGATTAAGTATATTACTAATAATATAACTCTTTTTCCTGAATACAATACTAACTCAGGAGCTGATATTTCACCTGACCAAAACGCTTACTATAATGGTATGAACCTAGAACGACCAATGAGACAGGGAACTAAACTTACTTTAAGAAACTTTTTAAACGCTTCTGATTACTCATAATGAAAAGACACTATAAACCGAAAACTAAAAATGTTACTAAGCTAAAGACTTACTTAGATAAAAAAACAAAACAAAATGACAGAAGTAAAAGATACTCTACAAGTAGGGTTAGCTAATAGTTCAGCAATAGCTTTCAGCATAACAGACTGTAACGAAATACTAACGCTAGTGTCTCTAGTTCTAGCAATAAGTTTTACTATATATAAATTCATTCAATTTGAAAAATCTAAATAAATGGCTCGTAAATTTATTACAAGTGGTTTTAAAAGCGTTAAAAAGAAACGAAAGGGTGTACACTCAAAAAACGCAAGTAAAGGACAGAACGGCTATAAAAAAGCCTACAGAGGTCAAGGGCGTTAATCTTCTTTTAATAAGGGATACATTTACAAAAGAATCTACTATTGGTAAACTGTTTATTAATGGTGAAAGTTTCTGTGATACCTTAGAAAATCCTTATATCAATAACGAAAGAAATATAAGCTGTATTCCTGAAGGTTCTTACAAAGTAAGATTAAGACTTCCAAGAGAGTCAGCAACTAGGGATTACTTACATTTATTAGTTCAGGATGTGCCTAACAGGGATTGGATTTTATTTCATATAGGAAACACAGCTAAAGATACAAGCGGTTGCATACTAGTAGGAAACGGTCGTCAACAGGACGTTGTTGAAAACTCTAGGTTAGCTATGGACTTACTAATCAAAGAAATACTTAATTTAGGCGGAGAAAATATTAATTTAATAATCAAAAATAAATAGTTATGAAAAAGTTTTTAGAAAAGTACTTAATCGGACAAATGATTAAGAGTAAAAAGTTTTGGTATGCAGTAAGTTCTGTAGTTGTACCTGCTTTAGTTTCTTATTTAGGAGTAGATGAAGCTACTGCAAAAGATTTATACTATGCAATCTTAACACTAATTGTAGGTCAGGGAATTGCAGACGTTGCTAAAAAGTAACAGATACAGATTAAAGCCACACGAAATTGTGGCACTAGAAAAGATGCGAGAAGCCGAGACTAGAAATGTTCTAGTTATCGGTGACTTGCACGAACCATTCTGTTTAGACGGTTACCTAGACTTCTGCATAGAACAATACTATACTTATAACTGCACAGAGGTTGTATTTATAGGTGATGTAATAGACAATCATTACTCAAGCTATCACGAAGCTTCAGCTGATGGAATGGGTGGCTTAGATGAGCTTGAATTGGCTATCAAGAAAATAGGTAGATGGCGTGATGCTTTTCCTATGGCTACTGTTATAATTGGAAACCACGATAGAATTATAATGCGTAAAGCTCAAACCTCTAGTATTCCTTCTAAATGGATTAAATCTTTTAAAGAAGTCTTAGAAACTCCTAATTGGAACTTTGTAGAACGATACGAACTAGACGGAGTACAATATATTCATGGAGAAGGCGGAACGGCTAGGACTAAGTGTAGAGCTGATATGATGAACACTGTTCAAGGACATTTACATACTCAATGCTATACAGAACACTATGTCGGTAAGAAGTTCAGAGTATATGGAACTCAGGTCGGTTGTGGAATTAATCACAAATCTTACGCTATGGCTTACGCTAAATATGGAAAAAGACCTGCTGTTGGCTGTGCAGTTGTTCTTAATAACGGTCAAACTCCTATCAATTTATTGATGCCTTTGTAATGGAAGAAAGTAAATCAATCAACATATTTTTAATGTATATGCTTATAATTTTAGTTATTTTATTGCTAAATTTATAACCCCCTTTAGCTTTTTTAGGCACTTTCACATCTTTTTAATGGTAATATACTAGACAGCACTTAAAGTTGCTTATCTAGTAAAAACACTCTTAACACTTAATTTGTTAATAACTTTGATAATAATTATGTTAGTATCTATTTTTTTTATATCTTTGCTGTGTTAAAATAGTAATAATTAAATAATTAAGAAATGAACTACAAAATCGTAAACAATAACACAGGAGCTACTTACTTCCTAAATGAAAAAGAAAAGACTAACTTTTTTATTAAAAACAAAGAACAAAATTATAATGAGATAAATCTAACTAAAGAGAGAGCTAAAAGAAGGAATAAGATGTTAGATGTAGTTGCTCAATTAGCAATAGTAGGAGCTTCAATATTAGCTACTTTACTTTACATTCAAAACTATTAAGATGACTATACAAGACGCAAACTATTTAGAATTTTCTACATACGTAAATTACAGCGAACCGAAAATATCTTTTATTACAGGTAAGCTAATAGATGATAAAAAAGTAATAGCTGAACATTGGTTGTTAAAACCTGATTTTATTCCTGCTAAGGTAACAAGCTCAGGTGGTAATGACTTAACCTATAACAGCCGTTCAGTAGTTGTTGTAGGAACTACTTTACAATGCTACAGAAAAGCTTGTGAAATGCTAAAGACTAAAGGATGGCAACAAAAGGACTGTTGGGATGTAGAGCTAAAACCAATCTATAAAAAACACTATGAAAATAACGACAGCTTACCAACTATAATCAATTTAGTTTAGTATTTTTAACGAAATTATTAACAGGCAAAAATCCTAGCCAATAAACATAGGTAGAATATATGAAAACAGAAAAGATAAAAGAAAAGTATTTACACTATGGCTTAGAGAAAGATGACATCTTTAAGCATCAGCATTATGTTATAATCACGAGGAGTGGTATAGACAAGATACAGGCTTTAGAAAATATCGTAATAGATTATGATGTTATTAAATGTGAAAAAGATTTTTGCGTAGTAAAAGCCAATGCAAGAAAAGAAGGTAAGGCAATTCAAACTTTTGGCTCAGCTTTAAAAGGAGCAGGTTTTAAAGACGGAAACACTAACACTTGGTACACTATGGAAATGGCAGAGAAAAGAGCTATGTCAAGAGCAGTCCTTAAACTTACAGGGTTCTATGAGCTTGGAGTATTTGGAGAAGACGAAGCAGAAGATTTTAAAAAGAGTAATAACTAAATAAATAAATAAAAATGGAAGTAACAGGAAAACTAGTAAAGAAACTTGAATTAGAAACAGGAACATCTAAAGCAGGTAAAGAATGGAAGAAGCAATCAATCGTAATTGATACAGGTGGAGAGTTTAACAATGAAGTCTGTGTAAGTGCCTTTGGTGACAAATTACAACAAATGAACAAGCTAGAAATAGGAATGGATGTATCAGTTCTTTGTAATGTTTATTCAAGAGAATACAACGGAAGATATTTTCACAATATAGATGGCTACTTTTTTACTAATCAAAGCAACAAATCTTCAGACAAAATACAGAATGGAGAAGCTGAAGATGATTTACCTTTTTAAGATGAATACAGAAGATAACTTTAAAAACCTTTGCGACCTTACTACAAGTTTAGTAGGGTTGCCTAAAGGCTCTCTAGCTTTAAAAACTAGGAAGACAGAATATCAAGTGCCTAGAATGGTTGCAGCTATGGTTGCAAGACTAGAAGATAAAACGCATAGAGAAGTAATTGCTAAGGTATTGGATAGAAACAGAACTAGCGTAAACCACTATGAAAGATGTCACTCAGCTAACTATTCATCATTTCCTATGTATAGAGAAACATTTATAAAAGTATTTAACGCTTATACGGAAATAAAAGACGCTAAATTAACTTTTATTGACTTGTATAACTTACAAGAACACCTGAGGAAAAACGGAATACACGACAGCTCAAAACATCAGACTACTATACGTATTGTTTCAGGTAAATTTGGAAAAGATGTTAAAGTTTCTTACAAAGACTTCTACAAACAATTAAAATTATGTAAGTTAGCACTTCAAAATTATCAACACGAAATAGAAGTTATATGAAAGAGAAGCCAAGTTACTATGCAATAATTCCTGCTGAAGTAAGATACAGCAAAAAGCTAACACCTAACGCTAAATTACTTTATGCAGAAATTACTGCTCTTTGCAATATGAATGGTAAATGTACAGCTTCAACAGAATATTTTTGCAGATTGTATGAAGTTAGCAGAGTATCAATACAAAAGTGGCTAAAGAACTTGGAAGAAAATAATTATATTAAGAGGGTAAATATTTATTTACAGGGTAGTAAACAAATAGATACAAGGGTGATAACTTTAATTAACACCCCTAGTAAAGAAAAGTTTACAGATAATACTAATATAAATATAACTAATACTAATCTTACAGATAGTAATAAAAAGGCGTTCTTTAAAAAACCTTCTTTTGATGAAGTAAATAATTATTGTTTAGAAAGAAATAATAATATAGATGCAGAAGCGTTCATTGCTTTTTATGAGTCAAAAGGTTGGATGGTTGGAAGTAATAAAATGAAAAATTGGAAACAAGCAATGATTACTTGGGAGAAAAGAGAAGCAAAGAAACCTAAAACAATGAGTAAGCTAGACGCTCAAATTAATGAAT